CTGCTTCTGTAACATCAGCATCCTGTTCTTTTAGTCTTACATCGAAACCTAATCTAGAAAATTGTGATGCAATATTAATTCTTTGCATTGCTAAAGATAGCCGTGTGTTTTCAGCTTTTTCTTCTGGCTGAGGTAAGTCTATTTTATAATCTGTAATAGATAAACAGTCTAACAATTGTGGAAAAACTGCTTCTATAAATAATCTTTGGTCAGCTTCTACCACCCTACTCATAACAGTTAATTGTTGAGTTTGACTTGATAGACCACCGAAAGCTTCTGGAGCACCTTGCCACGATGGACTCACGCCCCATATAGCGGCAACTCTTTCTCTAATCTCTTGTTTAACTGGTAAATAATCCATTTCTTGTAGGGTATGGAATAATCGTACAAGGTCTACCCTTCCTCTTTGATTTCTTGATGAAACAGCAATCATAGGAACAAAATTGGGATCAGCCCTTGTTTGAGCCACTATGTGTTCTCGTTCTCTACGTAAACTTTCTGGATCATCAGTTGTTACCATAAGCATGGAAGCTGGCATTCTTCTTTGATAAAAATAATTAAATAAGTTTCTATCCATTCCTATTAAAGTCATTGCCTTTTCAAATATAGTTAAGACTGGACTCCAACCATATGTTTCAGTAGGACTAAATTTTGACAAGTGTACTATTTCAGAATCTAGTAAAAAAATGTCCTTAGTTCTATGCCTCATTTTATACATTGCAGGAACTGTCATTAGATCACAATCATCATCTAAACAAGGAGCTTCTTCTACTTGCATTTCTTCCCTATGTATAGGACAAACAAAATGCAAATTCTTAGGAAGTCCATTATCATCTAAATCAAACTCAATGGTAGATGGATTGATTCTTCGTATCTCTAACAATCTAGAAGATACTTTACCATTACCTAAATCTTTATATTGTTTAGAAAAATGTAAAAATCCATCATCAAGTGAAATAACATCATGATGGAACTGTCTTAGTACCTCTTCTAAGGACTGACCAAAAACATTACATTTATTTCTAATGTCCTCTAATTTTTGTTTTTGTAGTTGATCTGGATTTTCTACAATGGATTTAAACTCCAAACCTCTTCTAAAAACTTCTGAAGTTATGTGGTTTAAAGGCCCTCGTATCTCCTCAACTGTTAATACTATCGTTTGAACATCTCTAATCAACTGAGCCCTATGTGTCATATTGTTTCGTACCATAGGATTGACAATATTATCCATACCTAAGGTTGGTGTACCACCAGTTTCTCCAGCGGCTTTTAAAAGATCCAATTGATTTATTTTTCTGTTTACTTCCGTTAACTTTTCATTTAAATATGGAAGTTGTGGTACATAATCGCTTAGTTTCATAGTTATTCCTTATTTAATTCAGACACATTTTGTATACCAGCTAGTTTTAATATGCTATCCATAGCTTTAATATTAAAATCGAATCCTTCTGAATGTTGGGATTTATTTTCAATATCAGTTGATTTTTTATCGGATTTTTTTAATTCTTCCGTTAAATTTTCTATTTGTTGGTAAGCATTTTCCAATTCGTCTTCAAACTCCTGTATATCTATATTTTGATTCGATAAATTGGGAATACGACCTTGTGCTGTTGCTTCTGTTAACAAGGCTTGCCACATTCCATCAGAAATTATAGTTACTGCTGGACTATCATCTGACACAGTATCATCACCTGTCATTAGTTTTATATCAGATGAATATAAATCCAATATCCTAAAACATCTTACCGATTCATCCCATTTCGCAGAATATTGATTTTCCTTTTCTTGGTTACTGAGTATATTTCCTAAAGTCATTTAATCCTCCAAACTTAGCTAGTCTTAATTTTATTATACTAATGTTGTTATTATATTTATTTTATTACGCAACTAGGCAAGCTGACCATCCACAGGATTTGCATGTTTGGCATCCTGCTTCCTCAACAATAATGGGAAAGTTGCAACACGAATGAGCATCAACTTCTTTCGATCCCTTAACCAACACTTCCTTTTCCCTACTCCCTGCACGGTACACAGTTATTCCTTTGCAGCCTGAATGGTAAGCTAGTAGATAAGCATCTTTAACTTCTTCCATGGTAGCCTTATTAGGCATATTTATAGTTTTACTCACACCACTATCGATATGTTGTTGGAAAGATGACTGCATTAATACATGATCTCTTGCTGATATGTCTGGTGAAGTTATATACACTTCCTTTATCCAGTCTGGTATTTTAAAATCTATCTCTTGCAAAGAACCACCTTCTGAAAGATAATTCATAAGATCATCTGAATAAAATTTATACTCTTTAGCGTCAGCTTCAAAGTATTTATTAACATAGTTTAAAGTTTTGCCTTCTAGAATATTCTGTTTCTTCCATGCTAAAGCAAATGTAGGCTCAATACCACTTGAAGTATCAGCTATCATTGATATGGTTCCTGTTGGGGCAACTGTTAATCTACAATGATTCCTAAATCTTTCATATTCTTTATCATAATTGCTGATCTCAAAATCTGGAAATACACCTCTTATTTTAGCTAATGCAATAGATTCCTTATCTGTTTCAGATCGTATCTCCTGCATTATTTGATCGGCAACTTGTCTAGCAAGTTCTGAATTATAAGGAATACGTAATTGTATTAGTAAATCAGCAAATCCCATAATACCTAATCCAATTTTTCTGGTAGCCTTTGTCATTTCTTCAATTTCAGAGGTTGCATAATAATTAGCATCAATAACATTATCTAGGAATCTGGTAGCTGTTCTAGTTACTTCCTTTAATCTATCCCAATTTATTTGGGCATGCCATCTATTCTTAACATCTTTAAAATTACCCTTATAAGAAATAAAGAATTGTGCCAGATTTATAGAACCCAAATTGCAACTTTCATTTGGTAATAAAGGTTGTTCACCACAAGGGTTGGTTGCAATCATAGGACCGTATTTTTCTATCACATGATTATCTTTGTTTATTGTGTCAAGAAATACCATACCAGGCTCGCCATTTGTCCAAGCACCCATAATAATTCTATCTAATACTTCACCTGCATTTAACTCTCCATAAACAGTATTGTCCTTAGGATTAATTAATTTGTAAGATAAACCATTAATAGCAGCTTCCATAAAATGTGAATCAACACCTACAGAAATGTTAAAATTATGGATATCGCCTTCAACAGATTTGCAATAAATAAAATCAAGAATATCAGGATGGTAAACCGACATAACTGCCATATTTGCACCATCTCTTTTTCCACCTTGGGTAATCATGGAACTTACCCTACTCAAAGTTTTTAAAACTTCAATAGGTCCACAAGAAATACCATGAGTTGATTTTATTGAATCACCCCTAGGTCGAATTTTCGATAAGGCAAATCCTGTTCCACCACCAAATTTTTGCACCATAGCACTATCTGTAGACGCTTTCATTATTCCTTGCATAGAATCCTCTAATGGTAGAACAAAACACGCTGACATAGTTCCTTGGTGCGTTCCTGCGTTCATTAGAGTTGGACTGTTGGGTATAAATTCTAGATTCTTCATAATTGTATAGAAGTCTATAGCAACTAATTCCTTTTCCACTGGTAGAGTGTAGTAAGAATCCTCTATACTAGCTACAGCTTTTGCAACTCTTTGAAACATTGCTGTGGCGTCTTCAACCACTTCATTTTCAGAATTCTTTAAATAATACCTATGGTTTAAAATAACCTCTGCTTGATCAGACATTTTAGCAGTTGTTTCAATAACATTTGTCATATTCCTTATTCTCCTTTAGTTAGTATTTCTATGTCCGCAATATAAGCACAAGCCTCTCTCAGAAACCCAAAAACTAGGATTACAGGCTACGTCAATACAGGCTGGATTAGGCGCTCCCTTAGGTGTTTCTGGTTCATTAACAGGCTTAAATCTACTCTCTAAATCTATTTTCTTGGAGTCTTGCCCATTGTCTAGCCAATCCGATACGGATCCCATACTACTAAAGCTATATCTATTCGAATCATGCAAGGATAATGCTGCTAAAGCTATTGAGAAAAAAGCATCACCATGTCCTGTGACTGTGTCTGGTGCCTTTAAATCATTTGTTACTGCTAACATAGATTCCGTTTGCATATGATCATCAATTAATTTAAATCTTCCTGAGTGTACTAGTTGTTCTAGAACTTGAGCCATTTGGTTTTTAGACTTAGACGTGAAATTCATAGGTCTCCACCTATTGTCTAATCCTCTATCTTCTAATTCTCCACGAGTATTGTCTAAATATCCTGCCGTTATATTGAAGTTTTCTGCAGCCTCATTAAGGTACTCTATTTGATCACTATAAGACCAACCTCTAAGAAAAGACTGGTGAATTTGTTCTATCGTATCCCCACGTTTTCTAAACAAAACTAGATGGGATGGATGTCTTCTTTTACCTACATCAAATCCTGCGTATATCTCCTCATCATTATACTCTTGGTGATATTTTTTCTCGACAGATAGAGATCGTAGGTTGACATTTACGCATTTATCAATATCCTCTCTACTAAAATAACTCTCAGTAGATAAATGAGGAGTTAACATAAATTCAGAAGCAAATGATTTAGGTCTTGCCTTTTGTTGTTCCAAAAGCCATTTTTCGCTATAGACTTCAGGCATCAAAACACGTCTACCAGGTACTGGATCCAAAGCAGGTAATATTCTACATTTAAACCTATCATCTTCCTGAAGTTTCGCAATTAAATCATTTGGCGACATAGGGGTACCAAGGACAATTACTGGGGTACCCTTTAAAGGAATAAATAACGATTCTGTTAAAAAATGGTCCTCAGCTTTCTCCAATTGTGAGTGATTCAAAGGATTTTCAGGATCACGCAAAATATCATCTGCAATAAGTCCACCATTTACATGCAGACCTCTTTTGAAACTAAACAATCCTCCGTGCATAACCTCTGTAGGCTTATTATTAATTAAATATCTACCTGTATATTCAGCTTGTGAATTTCTCTTTTTCATCAATCCTTTTAAAATAGGATTTCTCATAATAGCTTTGTTTATTTCTTGTACATGATACCTAGCCATAGTATCAGAATAGGACAAATATAATACTGAGCAATCATTTTTAGAAGTTAACATTCTCCAAGCAGAAAAACCATGACCTAATATAGTGCTTTTGAAATGAAAACGTGGAAGAATTGCCATATAGTGTTTTCCTGTTTCCAAACATTCTTGTATATCATCAGCTAGGACTCCAACATGCCATGCCTTAAAATACTCTGGATTCTCATAAGAGTAACACCAAATATTTAAAAGAAATTCCTTGAATGTTCCTACATCATACTTGGTCTGTTCAACCAAGGCATCAGAAATCCTACGAAACGCTTTTTCAATAGATATTAAGTCTTTACTCACTATTTGTCCTTTGTTGTAATGCTGTTGCAAATCTAACGGATACCCTATTTCTTTCCTCTACGCTAGAAACTTCATCTATAATTATGGAAGAAAGAAGGTCTACGAATTCTACATCAAGCATACCCTGAGCCACTATGCGTTCTCCTTTAATACCTGTATCTATTGCCTTTACAGCTTCCCCAGGACTTTCGAAAGATAACTCATCTAGTTCTTTACTTCCTTTTATACGCATTTTTTTATAGGTGTCTAAGTGTTCTTCTTGTATAGTTACATATCTATTAGCATCTTTTTTCATAACTTCCTGTTGTCTATTTACTCTTTCTACTGCTGATCTTTCAGACCATTTACCACGTTTAGCCCAGGCATAAATTGTAACTGTTTTTACATTATAATCACTCGTGGAAATAATTTCGGAAATTTCTCTGGCAGACTTATCACCTTTAATGAATAATTCCATTGCCTGATCTTTTATTGTTTGAGGAATTGCTTTTCCCAATTTAAACCCCCCATACATTATTGCCTTGAGTAATATCATAACCAGATAAATCTGGAGACCTACTCTCAATGCTACCACCAATTGGACTTCCATCACTATTTAGAAATTTGGAAAAATCAAGATGGCCTGTTTGAGTAGTTGAAGAAGTAAAACAATGTGGTATCTTATGCTTATTACCACTAGAAGTTGTTACTTGATCATATTGAATGGCTATTTCACCTCTGGTACATATACCATTCCAAACATGTTCTTGCTCTCCTATCGGCTTATAGGATAAATTCCTTAAAATAGAACCTGAGGTTCTTTGTAATTTTTCTACAACTTGATTATGAAAACATTTGAAATATTTACACCAAACAACAGTACCATGTTGTGCTTTTACATCCTCAATAGTTTTCATATCTTTTGGAAAATTATCCTTGTACTTTAATTTCTTTTTTTTGATAGGTTCGTAAAAATCTACCCTTATTTCTGGTCCTAACTTTTTCAAATTATCTCTCCTTTTGCCCATTTAGCTATACAAGTTGCATCTGCAAAATCTTGCTCTTTAAAAACATCTCCCCATCTATCAATACTAAAATCTTTAATTTCTACTTTTGAAGCATTACCTTTTCCCACAACTACTTTTTTCCAACTTTTGTTATCAACCAGTACTGGACTATATCCATTTATTAACAATATACAAAAAATAGCACCAACAACATTGGAAATTCTAATCGTGGTCATAGCATTTTGAATAAAAATTGGTTTTTCTATTGCTACTATTTTTGGTTGTATATTCATTTTACTAACAAAGCTATAAAAGTTAGATATTATTTCTGGAAATCTCTCCTCAAAGGTCTTACCCTTCCCTAAAGATTTTTCTAAAATTAATAGATTATCATCATCATCTAGTATCGATGAATGAACAGCTAATGTGGAACAGTCAATTCCCATAAAAGTATTCATTAAGATTGATTATTTGCTGTTCTTAAAGATATTATTCTAGAAGTTGTATTATATAAGGATGTGTGCATAGCTAACGATCCAGCAACTTTTTTATGTAACGCTTTTCTCTCTATAATATTTTTTACTGAATTAGATAAGGTTTTGTATTTATTTAATATCAAGCCTCTATATTCATCTCTAGTAGGTTTTCTTCTATCCTCTTGTTCGCACTCCTGAGAAATTTTAAATAACGCAGTACTATAATTCTCATCGAAATTAGATTGTATTATACCTAGTACAGATTCTATTCCTGCTAATTTCATTTCTAAAAAAGCTTTCCATCCTCCATGAAACATTAATAAATGTTGTAAATCCACATCTGATGAATTCATAATATCATTGAAATCAATAGCCACTTCATCTGTTTTAGGAGTGAATGACGGAACTCCATATGAATCAATTTCCTCATTTACTTTTTCTAAGGCAAGTTTAGGACTCCATTTTATATCTGTGCTTTCCTCATTTTCCATACATCCTCCTTAGTTACTTTTTTACAATCACAATAATATTCTCCAGTACAATGTATAGGATCATCTTCCATATTCTGTATTTTTAAACATCGTTCCAATATACGTTGCCATTCGTCTTCATTTCTTTCTATAGCATAGGCTTTTAATTTTTGATTATCTTTACATTCATACAATACGGAACCACGTGAGAAGTCACCCATATTTAAATACATCTGTAATTGTACACTATGTTCAGGTTTAGGTCTTTTTAATGCAGAAAAACCTCGTTGATTTATTGATTTTAATTCTATAGGATAAATGTGTCCATCTTGGTGTTTTATAAGAAAATCTATTCTACCCGAAATAGGGGGATCAGCGAATTTTACTGATATCTCTCTATCTAGCAATAATCCTAAATCCTCAAACCATTTTGAAACTCTTTCCTCTAAAGAGGATCCATTCTCAAATATTCTTTTTAAATTAGGAGGTAATGGCATCCTAGGCATTAGTCCATTAAAAGATAACCACAACATTCTATCACAAGGATTGGCTATAGACGATGGATAAAAAACTCCTTTTCTAGGAGAATCGAACATCCCATCCAGATGGTTATCTATCGTATCCATTAACCAATTATCTATCTCAATATTAGAATCTGCTAAATCTCTTCCTACTTTTCTGGCAAAATCGTTAAGGCTTCCCATAATTTTATCTTCATTTCCTTTTCAGTTTTTTCTTTTATATGTATTATATTATCAACATCTTCGCTCCCCAGTAAAAAGGCATCTCTTTTCCTATCCCTTTTAGATAAATGTCCATATGTGCCATCTGCCTCAATTACTAATTTTATATCAGGTATATAAAAATCAACTGTATACGGATAAATCTCGAACTGTTCCACATATCTTAAACCTATATTTTCTATAGCTAAAGCCAACTGTTTTTCTTGTGGAGTATAATCCCTAGGTAGATACCTCATTCTTTAGTTTCTCCCAATCTTCTTTATTGTTTATAAAATGTTCCTTCAAATTATGTAATCCCATAAATTTGTTTTCATTATACGTATACCAAGCACCTGTTTGAATAATTGTATTTTTCTCTATTCCTTCTCTAATAAAAGATTCCACAACATCAATTCCACCTTCTTGTCTAAAAGGTACAATTGCAGACTGCCAATTATCTCCTCCAACTTTTGACTTTCTTAGTCTAACCTCTATGTTAAACCCTACATTAGCGTTATTTTCTTTTATCCAGTCTTTTCGCCTAACTTGTAATATTGAATGGGAAAAGAATGTTTGACCAATACCTCCAGGCATAGCATCCAACGCAGTAGGTCCCATACTTGATCTAACTTGATTAATAGCTACAAAAGCTGTTTCTTTTCCTATGTTGGGTAGTAACTTTGGTAAAGCACTATTAACAAATCTGGCTTGCCAAGCCATAGGGTTATATCCAAAGTTTTCATCAGATACAGCAGCTGGTACAAGTCCTGCTATAGAATCCAAAACTATTATCGAAACTCCATGTTTCATTAAACCTCTAATATGATCAAAAGCTTCTTCTCCAGAATTTGGTGTATGTACTAATAGTCGGGAAGTATCCACTCCACATCTCTCAAACCAATC